CCCCCCCCCCCCCCCACACCAAAAAAACCGCCCCGGGGCCGCCCAGGAGGGGGGCGACGGCGCCGAGCTTCACTGACGCCGTATCCAGGTTGCGGAGGAAGTCATTCAGGTTGCGGCCGATCGACTCGAACACGTTCCCGCCAGCAAGAGCCTTCAACTGGGCCGCCACGCGGGCGAGAGACGTCTTAGCTAGGCGCACATGAATGTCCACCCACCGGGGGTGAGTCAGGCGCTTAAGGTCGACCCGAGCTTTCCCGTCATCCAGGTCGGCATTCACGGTGGCCTTGCCATCGATCTTGCTGAGCTCGTGCTTGATCTTCTTCTTCTGCTCCTCGGAGAGCTTCGCGTGCACCTCCACGTCAGCCTTGAGGGCAGCGATGCGCGCCTGGAGCTCCTTAGCGGCAGCCCCATCCAGCTTGGCGCGGGCTGGAATATCTGCCTTAAGGGCGTTAAGCCTCGCCTGGAACTGGCGGAACGACCTCTCGTTCACCGTCAGGCCGGCCTTGACGTCACCGGCGGCACGCTCAACGTCCCGCTTCAACTTAGCGAGGTCACCTGGCCGCGTAGACAGGCTGACCGCCGTGCGGATATTGTCGAGCTTCTCCTGGAGCTTCTTCTTCTGCTCCTCCGAGAGATTGGCGTTAACCTTCACCTCGGACTTGATCTGCTGAATCTTCTTCCGAAGAGCCTCCAGCTGGCCCGACTTAAGGTCCACCTCAGCCTTGAAGCGGACGTCAGACTTCGCGGCCTCCTCGCGCGCCTTCTTAAGCGACTCCTTATCGAGCCTCACCTCCGCATTGAAGGTGATATCAAGGTCCTTGACCTGCTTCTGGATACGCTTCAAGTCACGGCGAAGCTTCTTAGCGAAGTCAGAAAGGTCAGGGACGACCTTGACGGAAAGCTTACCAACTGTCCCCTTACCAGCCATCCCTAACCTTCCTTACCCCAGCGAAGCAAACAGGGCCGCAACCCCAGCTGTGTCATTCGATGATACCACCGACACCGAATTGGCCTTCGCGGGCCGAGGCATCATCTCAGAGTCTTTCAGTGTCGCCTTATTGGTGGCGGACGCCTTAATCAGCAGCGCCAACCTATCCAATTCCTCATTCAACCTCTCCGAGTCATGCGAGTAACCGAACCACTGGTCACCCCCCAGTTCGTTCGCCCGATACAGGCTCCAGGGCTCATGCGGTAGGCGCTCAAGAAGCTGACTTACGAGAGACACCCGGTAATCGCCGTGGACGTCAATCCGGTACAGTGCCCAGAAGTCCGCCGCAGCGTCCGGGTGCCTCTCGAAGAAGTCATCTAGTTCTTGGCGCCTGCGGCTTCCCCCGCGTAAGCCATAACCAGGTTGATAATGTCCTCCATGTCGGAGTCGTCATAGAACTTGTCCCAGGCGTCCAGGTCCTTGACGAAGCCGCCATCCTCGAGGGCCTCCATGACGTCAGCGAGAACAGCCAGGAGGTTCACATCGTCCGCAGTATCCCCCATGAACGGCTCCAGTACGGACGTCAGTCGCATCCGCTTAGAGGGACGCAGTGAATGCGGGGGTGCCAGCAGCTCATGTCCCGGAAGCGAGGAGAACGGGGGGAGCTTATCGGCCTTCTTGGTAGCCATGAGACATTCCTTCCAGTGGGGTGTGTGGGGCGTTGGAAGGGGCGCCGCCACACACCCCTACATGGCGGCACCCCTAGTATATCGGCCGTCAGTTGACGGTGAACTGCTTGCCGTCGGAGGCGGCAACGTTGTTCGTGACGACCACGTTCGTAGCGCCAGTGTTCAGGCCGCGAGGAACGTAGGTGGTGATCTGCGTAGCAGAGTCCTTCTCGAAGGAGGCCACCTTGTCGCCGAACTTCACCTCCCGGACGCCATCAAAGTTGGATCCGGCGATGACGACCTTCGCCCCAACAGCCCCAGAAGCGGGGGTGACAGTGGTGATGGTCGGCTTCGCAGTACCCACGCCGGTCACAACGCGAGGCTCCAGCATCTGCACGCGAGTCTTCCCGGAGCTCGGGGAGAGCAGGGTGCCTGCAATCTTGACCTCAGTGAAGTTGTCCAGAGACAGGGACGGCATGTTTCCGGCGAGGGAGACGCGGCGGAACAGGTAGCCGGAGACGATGCGGCCGTCCTCGACGACAACGAGGATGGCGCGCTCACTGGAGGCGTCGAGCTCGATATCCCAGGCGCGATTCACCGGGTCGTAGGTAGAGCCAGGGAACGCCACACGCATGACGTCCTCCCCGAGGTTGACGGCGTTGATGGTGACCTTGTTGGTGACGTCCTCGCGGGTGGAGCGCACACCCTGACGGTCCCAGGTCCGCTTGGTGGACGTGTCTCCACCATCGGAATCGAATTCGATCAGGTTCTCACTGGAGGTGTCGCCCAGCCAGGTCCACCCATTCCCCTCCAGGGTGGTGCCGTCACCGAAGACGTAGCCGTCAAGTTTGGGGGCCTCAGTGTCGTTATTGGCGTAGTAGACGTGGCCACGGCCCGCGATCTGAATCTTGCTGTTTCCGAGGTTAGCCATCAGGCTCCCTTCCTGGCCGTCACCTGGAGGGACGAAACCATGTTGATGTAGTCGGCGGTTGTGCCCATGTCGGTTTCCGGCGTGGGCAGCTGGGTCCACTCGAGGTAAGTGGCCCAGCCTTCGGAGGTCACCATTCCTGACCTCCAAGCTTTCTCGATGGCCTGCACGAGCGCGTCGCTCGCGTCGGACACCTCGTCCCCGTCTGGCCCCGTCATGTACAGGCGAGCCCTGATCTGGGTTGCCGCGAACGTCGGCCCCGACGGGTGAATTCGGGAGATGGTCATCTGGACGCGGCACACGAGCTCATTCATTGGGTCGTCCACGTCACCGTGAGTGCGCCACACGATCCGGGAGAGGATCGGCCACTCGGCCGCGCTGGCGGCGGCGGCATCCTGCACGTACCGGTAGATGAACGGTAGGGGAGAAACGAACGCCATCAGAACCCCCCATGGGCGCTGACAACACTACGCATGATGTAAGTGCCGTGGACCCACGTGCGATAACGGGCACCCTCCCGTCCGGACCGGCGCCCCTGAGCATCCTGATACACATAGTGGCCGAACTCCAGGGCCGCATCATGGTCAGTGGACGGGGCGATGGACCAGTCCACCTTACCCTGCTCCAGGCTGAACGACGCGACCTGCTCCCCAGTCTGCATGTGCGCTGCAGCAGACGCCTCAATCTCGGCGAACACCTTCGCGGCGGCGGCAGCGAACTCAGGCTGGCGGGCCACGACGGCAGCAATGTCCTCGTGCGTGTGCTTGTTGTCATAGACCTCGATCATCGCGACTCCGTTCCGAGCGCGTCGCAACGCACCGACCAGTGGCGAGTCATCGGGGAGGCGTCATAGGTGAGCGGCTCACCGGCCTGCTGGAACGTCTTCCCCACCAGGGACTCAGGCCCCTTGATGATCTTCACCCACGAGTGCGGACCACCCGGCCACTTCCGGCCAGTGCCGAAAACCTTCAAGGTGGTCTCATCCGTGAGGTCGCCCCGGATGACGCGGTTCTCTGTAGCCTTCAAGGCGTTACCGGCTGACGGCTGCACCAGCACCTTGTCAATCACGAAGGTCTCCCCCCGTTCGAAGCGGCGCCCAGTGCGGCCCTCCTTGACGGCAGCGAGAGTCACCTCCACCACGTGGGGACCATTCTCCAGGTAGCGCCCACGACGGGGCCGGAACCCTACCACAGCATCACCTCATCCTCGTCATAGACAGGGTGATCCCCGGCGAAGTCCAGGGCTGACGGTCCACGCAGGTATGTAGGATCAACCGTCAGCGGCCCCTCCAGGGCGCCCAGAAGGTGCGTGCGCCGCGCGTAGCCGTCCATCTCGGCCCCGGCTACACCCCACCCGGATGTGCCAGCCTGCAGGGCCCGCCAGTCACGGTCGGTGATCTCCAGGATGCCGGACGCGACAGCCTGATTCACCGAGTAGGTGTACGTGCCCTCGGTCTCATACTTGTAGAGGCCGCCGCCAGGCGCCCTGAGGACACGGGAGACCGACTCGGCCTCCACCATCCGCATGATGATGGAGAAGCTGTAGTCGACGCGACACCGGTTCACGGCGTCAGGCATGCGCGACAGGATCAGGGCCTCAGCCCTATCCAGAAGAGCCTGCACCCAGATCTTCTCGTCATCCTCCAGGTACCGCATAAGCGACCCCTGAACATCATCCAGTGTCCCCCCCCCCCCCCCCCCCCCCCCCCGGAAACCCGGCCCGGGGGGGGGCCGCCAGTCGAAACCAGCGGCCACCACCCGGGTCACTTGCTGGTGATCTTCACGAACGCGCGAGGGTCACGCAGAACCCAACCGAACTGGGCCTCAGCGAGGATCGCACCCATGTTGCGGTCGAAGAGGTCAACACCACCGGCACGCTCGGTCGCCTTACGGTAGGTGATGGTCTCAACGAAGCCGAGACGCAGGGCATCCTTGAAGTCGCCGCCGATACCGAGGAGTTTCGCGGCCGAGGTCTTGGCCTTCTCGTAGCCGGAGACGGCACGAGAGTAGGTAGCCGGGACACCCAGGACAGTGCCGAACTTCGCGGTGATGTCTGGGGCCTGCTGGTAGAGCGGGCGACCCTGCGCATCCAGGGCGTTCACCAGGTTGCTGCGGAACTTCGGGGCCAGGAGGAAGTGATCGAAGCCGAACTCAGCCTCGTCATCGTCATCCAGCACAACCTTGTCGTAGGCGGCCGACAGCTGCTTGGTGAAGTAGCCGGTAGCAGTGGAAGCCAGGTCCAGCTCCTGCACCTTCGTGGTGGAGGTCAGGCCCTCCTTCCCGGCGATGGCGGTACCGGTGTTCGCGTCGATGCCGTGGATGACGGCGGTGTCGATGGCGCGAGCAATGGCCTCACCGAGGGCCCGCTGGATACGCGAGTACTCGCCGAGCGGGTCAGCCTTGGCGGTCTCCTCCGAGTAGAGGATCATCACGGCAGCCTTGACCGGGGTAACGGTCTTGACCTTGCTGGACAGGGTAGCGACCGGCTTCAGGCCACCCTCCTGCACGATACCAGCGGTGGGCTGGCCGACCGGGATCGGGATAGCGGTACCGTTAATGGAGACCGGAACACTACCGGCAAGAGACTGGACAACAGAGCCGTTCATGGCGTTGTCCCAGATGCCCTTTACGATGGTCTTGGGAAACGCGACCTCATTCCCGGCGTTAGCGCCGAGAATCTTGGATACTGTCTCGATCTTGGCTTCGTTGTCGGGGTTGTATGCAGGTGCAGGCATTAGCCCTCCTTACTGGTCTGCGAGGCCGAAGAACCCGAGCGCCTCGCTCAGGCCGTCATCCTCGGTCTCAAGGTCTGCATCCACCGCAGGGTCGCGGGGGACTGAAGGCGCGGGCGTAGCGTCTGCCTGCTCGCGCAGCGTGGCGAGGGCGTCTACCTGCTCCTGCCACGAGTCTTTGTCGCCGGTGAGGAATGAGGCGAAGCGGGCCGGAATGTTGGCCTTCGAGAGGAGGGTCTCCTTCTCGGAGAGCTCAGCAGCGGCACGCTCGGCGGCCTCCTTGGCTTCGAGCTTCTCGGTGAGGGCGGCCAACTGGGCGCGCAGCTCACTCACCTCATCCGAATGAGTCTCCTCATCATCCTTCGGCGCTTCCTCCGCAGGAGCCTTCTCGTCCTTCGCAGGAGCCTCATTGGGTGCCTCCTCGGCGGGCTCGATAGGGTAGTCAGTGGTTGAGATAGGTCCGTCAGTCTCTTCAACGACGGGGGGCTCAGGCGCGGGGGTGCCGTTCATTTGCGCTCCTTCAGCTTCTCCCGGAAGTACTTGTCCATTGCTCGGCGCGCATCCACGTCATGGAGGTCTTGGTCGCGCACAACCTCATTGTACACACGTTCGAACGCGATCTGCTGATCCTTCCCTTCCCAGTGCTTGGAGGTAAAAACCGGAGTACACGTACAGAAACAGTGATCGTGGTACCTGTCAGCCCTAATACCTGCCGACTCCGACGACTTGTAAACCGGGCCGCGAGAGGCGAGCATCGCGCAGAAACCACATGGCCCATTCTTGTTCGGGTGACACACGCGAGCAAAAGCGAACGGGCGAGCAATCAACTCGCCACGGGAATTGCGGCGATACTTGTCCGGCACATCCGAGAACACCTTCATGCTGCGATGGCGCTCCTTGACGAGCTCCTCCTCATCGAGGGTACGAACAGCCTCCTCCACCCTGTCGGCGACCTTCTCGAAAGCCTCGTCCAGGCTCATGGGCGGGCGGCGGCGGGACTCAACCTTCTCGACATCCTCAACGATCGCCTTCTGGGCATTCTCGGAGAACTCCTCAAGGTCCTTCGCCAGATCATCCAGGGCCCCCTCAACGAGCTCAATCGAGGACGGAGCAGTATCCACCGCGTCAGCCACCGTTCGGCGCGCAGCAGCCAGCACATGCCCCTCCAGGGTGCGCTCCAGGCGCCTCATCCCCTCAGGTGACGACAACGCCCCCTGAGTGTCGCGAATCGTGCGAGCGATCGTCTTCGGCGAGTACCCGGGCTGCGGAGGAATCCACGACTCAGGCGCCCCAGCCTTACGGGCCTGCCCACGCAGGAACAGGGCAGCCGCAGCCCATGCCTGCTTCCTGGCCTGCCACATGAGCGGAGTCAACAGGTCCCCCACGTGCTCCACCGGGGGTGGCTCGGGGAGGCCGTCGAACGCCTTGAGTGCATCCTCGGCGCGGCGCCTGAACAGCATGACGATACTGCGGAGGATGCCGTAGAAGAGGGCCTCACTCACTCTTAGGGGCCTCCTCGGCATCCTCGGGAGCCTCAGGTGCCTCAGGCATATCCAGGCCAGCATCGGCGTCCATCTTGTCTCCACGGGCCTTCTCGCGGCGCAGCTGCTCCGGGGTGAGGTGAAGGAACTCGCGGGCCGTCTCATCACCGATGATGCCCTGACTGTGGGCCTGGAGGGCGTTAGCCATCTGCGCGGAGGTTGAGGGTGCGGCGGCGTCGCGCCACGTCACCTCAAGGGCCTCTAGCCCCTCCAGTGACATGCCGTTCGCCTGTGCGACGATGCGACCAACGCGCTCCAGGGCGTCACTGAACTGGCGCTGCTTGTTCTCGGCGCGGGCTATGAGGCGGTCCTTCGCCACGCGCAGGGCCTCAGCGCTGGTTGGGTTGTTGTCGGAGGACACACCCATCATCGACGGGGGGATACCCGTCATGGCGGACAGTTGGAGCGCGTAGGAACGGTACGTGTTGATGAACGGGTCCAACGCCATGCCGGTAAGCTGCTTCACGTCACCACCGGACGGGATGGCGATCAGGTTACCCATGTATGCCTGCATCTTGTCTGGGTGCTGGGCAAGCATCTCGGCCGCACCGTCACCAACCACGGCGCGCATGGGGGAGGAAGCGACCTCCTGCGCCACCTGGAGGTTCGTGAGCGTCCTAGATGCGGCGTCAATGACCGAGGTGAGCTCACGCAGATCGGAGCGCCCATACTTGTCAGACAGGCGAGCGCGGTTGAACATGGGAACGATGGATGCCCCCCACTGGTCCTGACGCCCCTGGCCGACACTCTTCCAGTCGTACTTGCCCTTCACATAGAACTCCACGCCGCCGGGCGTGTAGTAGGTGGCCCCCACGTTCCCGTCGTCGCGCCGGTAGAGGACAACACCCTCCACGACCTCGCCGCGGAAGTTGATGCGCACGCGGGCGTGCTTCGCATCCACGGCCCGAATGGACGCGAACTCGTGCTCGTCATCCGGGGGCGCGATCACCCAGTATGCGGCGCCAGCGCTGATGGCCTCGGCGGCAGCCCAGTTGAACTGGGAGTCCATGTCGTTCGCCTGCCACGTCTTCCGCAGCAGCTCAACCACACCAAACTTGTCATCATCCGCGACACGATACCCGTCCGGGATGAGAATCTCGGTGAGGACATCCACGGCCATCTTGGCGAACGGGGCCTGAATCTCCAGGACGCGCGCCTTCGCTGGCAGACTGATACCCACCGCATCGAGGCGCCGCTTCCCCTCGTAGTAGCCCTCATATGTGACGGGGCGATAGGCGCCGGATGCGAACTTAGAGACCATCTTCTGGAAGCTCACATGAACACCTTCCACTCACCTCGAGGAGCAGTCAGGTCCGCCCACTCCTTCGAGTTCTTCACATGCCTATACAGCATTCTAGCGCCGATCATACATACAGCGAGGTCAATCTTCTTAGACGACTTCGGGGACTCCTTCTTCACCGACCAGCGCCCCTTGAACTCATTCACGCGACAGTTCGACACATGCTCACCCAAGGCCGAGTCACCGTCATGGGTGAACGTCTGCTGCTGAATCTCCGTGAACGCCGTCTCAGCCGCCTCAGCGAACTGATACGCGTGCGACCGCATATCCCACGCGATCGGGGACGCAGACATGCCGCCACGCACCGCAGGAACGATCAGGCGATCCCCGAAATCCTCAGGCCAAGCCGTGCGCGTAAACGACTCCCACTCACGCACATCGGCCCAGAACGCAACCACATTGTACGTGTCGAACGCCTTCCGCACCCCGGCATCCACCGCAGCAACGTTCACCACACCGAGGGGCTTCTCGGGCTTCCAGTGCCCGATCTTGAAGATGTGCCCATCCTCCATGCAACACCCCACGAGGGCAGTGTGGTCGTTCGACTTGGAGCCGTCGAAGAACATGACGATCCGCTCCCCAGGCTCCACCTTACGGTCCGGCTTACGCAGCTGCGTCCACTCCTCCAAGGTGATCCAGGACGCCTCAGCCGCGTTCGGGCGGTTAAGGAAGAAGCGAATGGAGCGCGACTCAGGGTACTCGGGGGACCAAATCTGCTCCTTGATGGACTCCAGATTCACCCACGGGCAGTCCTCATACACGTACTCCAGGGCCTCCGTGAGGCCAACCTGCCCCTCCTCTGGCTCGTCCGTCAGGACCGTATTCGGGGGCGCGATACGGGCATCATAGAGGACCTTCGTCTTGCCGCGTGTGAGACCATCCTCCTGATCGCACCACGCCTCGAAGATCGCCTCGGCGGACGACTGCTCACCCGGCACCCACGCGTTGCAGGTGCCCATGAAGCGGCCGCCCATCTTCGCGGCGTTCTGCTGGATCGTCTGCAACATGGCCGGCCCGCCCTGCGCAGGGAGCCAGTGCTCGAGCTCATCCCCCACAACGAAGGACACCTCGCCGCCCTCCATTGAGTGAGCGGAGGACGTCATCTGCTGAAGCTTTCCTCCGCCCGGCGTCTCGATGAACGTCTTCGCCACCTCGAGGTCGTACTTGCGGGCCAGTGACCCCTTCTTCTGGCAGAACGCCCTGACCATTCGGATGGTATTCTGGGTTTGCGCCTCCGATGTGGCGACGATCTGCACGAGCGGCATACTCATTGGCTTCGCGCGCACCCCGAACGGCTCGTGACGGTCGAACCCATCGAACCTGCAGGGACCGAGGAGCTCAAACAGGCACAGCGCGGCGGCGAACGGAGACTTCCCGGAACCCTTGCTTAACCTTCTAATTCCCTGCCTATACACAAAGGAACCCTTATGATTCAGGGCGTAGAAATGAGCAAGGAACTCGATCTGCCGGTCCGTCGGAATGAACGGCTGACCCGCGCGCGGCCCGTTCGGCTGCACGAGGTTATCCACCATCCATGCGGCGGCATGATACCCGAGCGTCCGCTCAGGGAGCTCGAGGGGGAGCGTGTCGGTTCGCTCCCGGGGTGCGGGGAGCGCCTCAGTCACTTCGCGGCCCGCACCTTCGCCCAAGCCTGGAGAGCAACCACACCCGCCGACTCGGCCTCAGACTCGTCCACGCGGTTAATCTCGATCTGCACGCGCCGCCGATCCCCCTCAGTGAGAAGGAGGCTGGTAAGCATCGTGTTCACCGCCGCCAGCATCGTAGGGGAACGCCGATCCTGCATCTTGTAGTTCGACAGGTCATCACAGGTGGAGTAGAGGACGATCCAGTCCGACGGCTCATAGTAGCGGGTGAAGGTGGACTGCTCCACGGCCTTCCACAGCTTCTTCGCAATCGGGTGCCAGTCGGGGTCAGGCTTCGGGGGTTTGACCTGCTCGGCAACCACGTTCACGGGCTCCACGCCTCCGTCGAGCTTCCTCGCCTGCGTGGTGCGGTGCCCTTCCGTGCTGCGCTTCGGGATCGGTCCCTTAACTCCCATCGTCATCTCCTACAGGTATCCGGGGTGCTTACTCTTCGGCCTTGGGCCACGAGCCTTATTGCGCCCATTGTAGCGGCGCTTTCTTGCCTCGACAGACTGCTGCTGCGTTCTCGCCATATGGCAGTGCTGGCAGAGGCTCCTCAGGTTATCCGGCACGTGCGGGCCGTCTGGGAAGATGTGATCCACCTGATTCGCCCTAGCCCCACAGAACACACAGACACCGCCATCGCGCTTAAGGACCGTACGCCTGATCTTCTCCCAGTCCTTCGGAAGCTCCTTACGGCGCCTAGACTGCCTACTCCACGCCATTTACATGCACATTCGAAATCTGGGCCAGGACATAGAAGCCATTCAGCTCCTGCACGAGGTCAGTGATCGCATTCTCGGCGTCAATGCGGGCAGACAGGTATGCGTTCCACGCATCGTCAATGAACGGGTCACCGAGCTCCAGCGACTCGCAATCCTGCAACCCCAGCCACGTTTCCTTAAGGGACCTCAACTTCGCCTTGAAGGTGTCCACGGCCAGATTGGAGGTGTCGTCACTCATCACATAACCTCCAATGCGACACTAGAGTCGAAGCCGTACCGGTCGCCCACGAACATCTCCAACTGCTCCTCCAGGGCCTCCTGAGCCTCCTGGACGCGGATAACCGCCTCATCCTGCTCAGCGTCACGCCTATGGGCCGGAACACCCCACACCCCACACTGGTCGGCATCATTCAGGGAATCACGCAGCTCATCCGCAGCACAATCCATGGCAGCCAGCGCCACCTTCTCGTGCACCGACGCAATCCTCTCTACGGCGCTCATCGCACATCCCCCGGGTACGTCATAGACACGCCCTCGTTCAACGGGGAGCCTTCGCGGATGTCGAACAGGAACGACGGGGACGCGTCCTTCCCGCCGAAGTAGGCGTGCTGGATCGACAGGTAATCGCCCGGGTAGACGTACATGTCCCGCTGGCCCTCGTTGCGGAAGATGAGGGTGCCGTCGTTCGTGCGCTCGGGATGATTGTCGCAGAGGATGACGTCGACCTCAGGCTTGTTCTTGTCGCCGTAGACGAGCAGATACAGCATGGATACTCCTTTCACCAGATGTTGGATCGCTTACTGGACGGGAGGGGGCAGGGCTCAATACACGGGTGACCCATCTCAGCCAGCTCCCTGACCGTCGGATACGCCCGTCGCGCCTCCTTCGCGCACGTCGAGCACTTCCCCTGCCCGGAGGAGAGGCGCGTACCCGGCCAGTCCTTCACGGAGCTCCGCGGGGGGCGCATCTTCTGGCCGCACGATGAGCACTTGTGCTCGACCGTCCAGTCGATGAGCGCCTTGGGGGTGCATCCCCGCAGCAACTCCCGGTAGCAGGCGTTGCAGGTTCCTCGCCCACCGTGGGGCTTGGTGCCTGGGAACTCCTTCGCCGTCGTGCGCGGGGGCCGGTATGGCTCGCCGCAGTGTGTGCACTTCGGGAACTGGCGGTCAGTGTTGGGGTTGGTCATGGCGGTCCTTTCGATGGCTGACCAGGAAAGTCTAACGCAGCAAGGGGCTCTAGGTAAAGGCGAGGCCCGCCGGGCATACGGAGAAGGAAAGGAAACTTCACTCCGACCCATCCGGCGGGCCTCTATCAGCACAACCAGACTACATGCGACGACGAAGTGAGTGCAACACTCCAGAATCTCCGGGTAGTTCACACCCCCAGGTGCGCCCGAAGCCGTGTGAGCCAATCTGAGCGCCTTTCGCGACCCCACCCAGGCCAGCACACACACTCACCCCCGTTAGGCCGCCCACGAGCCTCCTGGTGGCCTTCCCGTGGTGCGCGCCGCCCGCCGCCGAGGCCCAACCCTCTCTGGAGAGCGTCAACCAACTAGAGACGATCAACCCAACGTAACCACAACCCAACCCACTGCTTGGCACTAGAGCAAGGAAGCCTTCAAGGTCAGGTTCCGTCTCGGTAAAGCAAGGAAGGGCAAGGACGACGAAGGCGTCTCTGAACGCTCCAACTCGATCAGGCGACCAGGGGCCAACTAGAGCCAGGCACGTGACTAGCCAACGAGCCATCTCCTCATCCTTGCTCTCGTGGACCAACTGGACCACAGGCCGGGGCGACGACCAAGGACCAGCGGTCCGACGGTCGGAGCGAAGCGAAGATCGAAGCGTCGCGCGCACGCGCGAAATATCTAAGTTCTTTTAAGTAGTTCACTTCATTAGTTAGTGTGCCACTGGTGACACAGGTCTGTGCCACTGGTGACACAGGTCTGTGCCACTGGTGACACAGGCGAGCGACATCAACGCCACCCCTAGAAGTCCATGCTTGACAACCACACACCACACAACTAGCATTGAATGCATGGAACACATCGACATCCAGCGAACCAGCATCACACGCCCCACCCTGGAGGACTCCTTCACGCCACTCGTAGCGAAGGGGCTCACCTACCAGGTCGGAGAAGCCCTCCGACGGGCCTGCTACGAAAGCTATGGCGGCCACAGGCTCCCCCTCGTCCCTGAGGCAACCCTCCGCGGCGCGGTCGAGCAGTACCAAGACCTCTACATCGCAGCCCTCCAGGCTCTCGCAGGCACCTTCAACGCGAAGCCACCGAAGGACAACCCCGTGCTCGCCCGATACACGTTCTCGCCGACAGCGGGACACGGCATCGCCGTCACGATCGGACGCATGTACAAGTCGTCAGAGGTCGTGTCTCGCCGAACCCGCCGCCTCCGTGAGTGCGGGCTCATCACAACCAAGGGCAAGTCATCGAGCTATGAGGTCAACTTCCTGGCTGCCAACCCCTACCTCGCCAAGGCAGTCCTGATCGGCCTTAGGTGCGCCATCGACTACTGTGACGTAGAAGCCCCATGGGACTTTGATGACGAATACCTCGTAGCCGCCGAGCGCGCCGCACAGGCTAAGTGTGCAGAGCTTGGCGCTGAACTGGGCGTCACCTTCTACCCCGCCTACAACTAGAAAAGCGGAGGGCGCCAGGTCCATGCTATCCTGGCGCCCTCCTAGAGAACACATTGAAAGGATAGCATGCCATGCGTTACTGTGCAACAGAAGCAGCTGCGCTCCAAGGACTCAAACACAGCACCAAGGTCGTCGCCCTCACCCTCGCAGCCCGCACCAGCAACAACAACCCAGACTGGCCCGGCCGGTACGTGTCATTCCCCAGCATCGAGGCCCTAGAGGAAGACACTGGGCTCAGCAGGCGCTCCCTCTACCGCGCCATCAATGAGCTCGCCGACGCCAACATCATCCGTATCTACAAGGACCGGAAGCCAGGTGCGCAGTGGGACCACAACGTATACGAGTGGACCGCTACCGAATCCCCCAACTACGACGCGAACTGGATGAAGCGCCGCGACACCAGGCAGGACGCCGTAGGCTCTCGCCTCACCGATGAGGGCTGGGAGTACTGTCGCACCCACAACGTCGGCCCGAACATTGCGGCCGGGCGGCACCCAGAGTTCACCCTCCCTCAGAAGGCGCCATCCGTCATCGAGGTCGAGGAGGCCCAGGACGAGCCCGCCGACATGCTCCCCATCGAGCCCCCCGTAGCACCCATCAAGCCTGCCAAGCGAGCCCCCAAGGCTACCCGTAACACCGCCATCCCTGAGGACTGGCGCCCCAGCGAGAAGACTCTAGCCCGCACACTGGAGCACTACCCCTCCATCCCCCTCGAAGAGCAGATAGAGAGCTTCATCGGCTACTACGGTTCCAAGAACATCAAGCGAAGTAACTGGGATGCGTCATGGAGGACGTGGTGCGCTAAGGGGAACGGCTTCGCCAATGGTGCATGGAAGCTCACTCCCATGCCCGGAATGAGCCACGGCGCACCAGCCATAGACCCCGCCACCGGCAAGGAGGTCACCAAGGAAGACTTCTGGTACGCCTGCGAAGCCAACGACATCGATCCGCGCCCATACGTGAACTTCTGGAAGCCCAGCATGGGGCTCCCCGGCGACCCCGGGTGGGCAGACCAGCAGGCACTCCTGGACCGCTATACCGGCCGCGCCTAACCACAATACATCTAGGAAAGCACCACGACCTACACCTTCGACGACATCGAAGAGCTCGACAGCCTGGGCGCTTGACACCACCGTCCAGCCCTGTCTACACTCCAGTCGTCAGCACAACCGAAAGGAACACCAATGCTCACCCCACGCCAAGCTGCCATCGCCGCCACAGCCGGCCCCAACAACTGGCAGTCACTCTTCTCCGCCGATCATGCAAACGTA